ATAACGGCAGTTATGCGCGTGAACACAGCACTAACTATTTGGGTAACGAAGCCTAGAGGGCCGGCTACGGCTTTAGCCACACTAGACCCTATACTCTTAAGTAAGGTAAGTGCGTCTACAATGCCCTGAATTGCAGCAACAACACTAGGAGTTACTTCGGTGATGAACTTAGCAAAAGCGTCCTGCAGCTGCGCGCCGATAGGCTGCAAAGCACGGCCCACGTCGAGCTGCATCTGCTTCATGGCAACGCTTAGGCGAGCGCCTGCATCTTGGCTAGATGCTGCGATCTTCAGTGCTGTTTGACCGTACTGGCTGCTGATGAGTTGCAGGAACTTCATCAGGTCGTTGAGGCCTACCTGGCCCTCTTGGAGAGCCTTCTGCAGCTGAGGGCCGGTCATGCCGGCGGCCTTAGCGAAGAGGGTGAAGGTGCCGGGAAGGCGCTCAGCAATCTGGTTGAGTTCCTCGGCGCTGACCTTGCCCTTGGAGAAGACCTGCGTGAGGGCGAGGAGAGCACCGTCCACTTGCTCCGCGTTGCCTCCGGTGGCTTTGACCGCTTCGTTGATGGCACGGAACGCAAAGGCCGAATCACTTACGTTTCCGCCGGCACCCTTGACTGCAGCGCTCAGGCGGGTCATGCCCTGGATCGCAACTTCCTGGGGGACGTTGAGGTCGCGCGTCACCGAAGCGGCAGCGGCCAGGGCCTGCTTGTAGGCATCTTGCGAACCAACGATGCCGCGCAGGGCGATCTGCAGTTTGTCGATGCGAGCGGAGTATTCCGTCACAGCGCCGAGCTGTTGGCGGAACATGCCGACCTGCGCACCAAAGGCCGCACCAGCAAAGGAGCCGCCCACGCCGCCGATAGCTAAGCCGCCAAGGCCACCAATCAGGCCCTCGGGACCGCCGAAGATGCCGCCGCTGAGCGCAGCACCGACGCCTTGGGCGAGTTGCATTCCTGTTAGCTTACGTCCGACATTAGTGGATAGTTTATTGGCGCGCTCATCTACTGCTTGAAGACGATTGGTTAATTGCTTAAATTCTTTGTCTGTTGATGGAAGCTCGTTACGGAGATTAGCTAGAGCTTCGCGTAGGTTAGTTAAGGAATTGATGCTGCCTGTGTTTGCCGTAGTGGCTTTATCTACGGCAGCTCGTAATGTCTCCATTCGCGCCCGCTGTTGCTCTACAGCTGCGGTATTTGCACGACGGGCATCTGTTTCAGCTATGTAACTACGCCGAGCACGATCAGCCTCTTCTGCTGTAGCCGTCGGTTGTAGACGTTCCCGCTCGCCGGGAAAACGCACACCCCCAACACCGCTGCCGGGGGCAAATATCTGTTGGACTGCTCCAGAAGCTCTGCCCTGTCGTACACGTACACCCTGGCCAGCGCTTATCTGTAGTCCTGTACCAGGGGCACTGGTTTGACCGGCAGCGGGGAGAAGCAACGGGGTTGTAGCTACGCCTTGACGCACGCGCTGGCCAAGTTCGGCAAAAGCAGCCTCCTGCTGGCGTACCATCCCTCGGTTGAGGTAGTTGTCGCGGATGCGCTTATTAGCGGCGTTCTGCTCGGCTGTGGCAGCCTGCGTCGCCATATCGCCTACATTACGGTACGCACCAGCGAGATCGTTAAGCTGCTTTTCTAGGCGATTGGCGGCGTTTGCGTTTTCGGCGTAGTGCCTAGATCCTTCTGCAGTTGTTGTATCTAGTTGCTCCATTTCAGCCCGCAGGGCTGCAATAACTTCTTTAATGTTTTTTGCACTACTAGGAACTGTATTAGTGCGCAGGCCCATTACAAGCGCTTGGGCGTAGCCCTGAGTAACGCTCGTAAGCTCGCGTTGTACCCCAGCCATCTGCGTGGCTACGGTAAGATACTCTACTGTACCTCGTGTTGTATTTGCTAGGCGGTCGCCTAGTTGGGATAGTTCTAGGCTTAGAGCTGCTGTTGTGTTAGGCAGCTCTAAATTGGCTGCACGACCTTCCGCGTACTGAGCGTACTGCGGGCTTTCATACATTGCGTTACGCGCACGAACCTGCTGCCGAGATTCCGTGATGGACCTAACGGTGCCAATAAGCGCTATACGCTGTTGATAACGAAGAAACTCATCAGAAGATATGTTTAATTTCTGCATCTGGCCCTGAAGGCGGCCTATCTGAGCGGTAATCTTCTCCAGAGATGCAGCGGGAATCTGAGTGAGCGTAGCTGCAGCAGCACTAGCCTCGCTCTTAAACCGGCCTAGGTTTTTAGTAGCTTGGTCAATATCCTTACCTAATTGCAGAAAGGCTGCAGACCCAGGACGAGTCTGTCGCTGTAGACGCTCCAGGCCGTCTATTTGCTGCTGCAGCGATTTAGCATTCTGGGTTCCAGTACGTGCGTGCTCAAGCAAAACGGCACGCTGTTTATCAATAGCAGCTGTAGAGCCGCGCAGCACGGATTCCATCCGTGTAATCTCTGCGGCAAGCTCTCCATAAGCTTTACCGTTTACGTCTACTTGGGATTTAAGTCCCTTAAAGGCTTCAATAAGTCCTTTATTTACTGCTTCGGTATTGCCTGCTTCCTTAGCAAAATCGTTAAGACGGCCGCGAATTTTATCAATATCCTTTTCGGTAAACCCTGTTACCTTATTCAGCTCTCTAAAGGAGCCACGCAACTTATCAATGTTCTCAAATCCTTCGGCCTTCAGCCTTACAATCAGATCCTCAATAGTCTTAGCCATCCTGCTTATCCTCCCGCTTACCCATAGCGCTTAGGGCGGCAGTTTCCATGATCTGCAGGCCCTCCAGCATCCCTAGGCGGTCATCCACGCAGTATAGGTCGAACAGACCGCCTGGCATCAGCAGCACCTCGTACTTCAGGCCGAGGTAGCCCGCCATGGTGGTGTTCCACTGCGTCTGCATTCTTAGGAACATCATTACGATGTCCCAGTTCTCGTCCCATACCTCGTAAGTTGCGGCGGATTCTTGCTTGGCGTCTTGTGGGAGGTCTAAGCCGAAGACTTTGGCATCGTCTTCGGTCTTATCCTCTTCCCGCTTATCGCCTACCCAGAACTCCGCCGCGCCTTTCAGTTTCCCTGCTTAGCGCCGTCGAAGGTTTCAGTGTAGGCCTTCAGGACACCACGCACCCAGTAGGGGTCGTCGGCGAAGTCGGTGAGTGCTTCGATGGAGAAGGGGAGGTCTGTGCCATCCTCGTCGCTGATGCCGTTCCAGCCGACCACGACGGCTTTGAGCAGGGGCAGATCACCTTTCTCACTCAGCTTGCTGAACTCCTTGCGGCCCAGGCGCTTGAAGGTGATGTCGAAGGTGCTGGAATCAAAGGTGCCGCCGTCTGCGGGCTCCTCGATGGGTACAGGCCACTTGAAGGTTTTGACCTTCTTGCGAACGAACGCCATAAGCTGCGAGGCTTAAAGGATATACGTTCGTAGTGTAGGCATGAAAAAGCCACGCTGTAAGGGGCGTGGCTAGGTGGTAGTGATGGGGTAGGGGCTTAGTAGGTGTCGAGGTCAGCTGCGGCGGGTTCTGGATCGGTGGGGGGCTGAGCCGCGTCGGTGGTGGCGGGCTTAGCCGCGTCGGGGGTGGCGGGCTCGGTGCGGCTGAGCAGTTCCCACTTTCCGGTTTGAGGATCGAGCAGGTAGCTGCCGCCCTCAGCGGGAAGGGGATCCGGGGTAGGCAGTGCGGATGTCTTGGCCATGGGTCTCGCAGAAACGGGCTTAGGGATACTGCGCGGCTTAGGTGAACGCAATGCTTACTTCGTCGTTGCCCGAGGTGGTGGGAACGGCGATGTAGGGGATGTTCAGCATCTGAATGCCGTCCTGGTCGCCGTAGGAGGGGTTGGCGATGTCACACTGGGAGGCGGTGAAGGTGACCCGGTTGCCGGCGGTGGTGCCGTGCAGGAAGGTCAGGTTGCCGGTGGTCTCGGTCTGGGCGAGGTTGAAGTAGTCCTTGGTGGCCAGGGTGGGGGCCTCGATCATGACCGTGCCGGCAGGCTTGCGGTCGGTGATCAGCACCTCCTTGGTGCAGCCGACCAGCTCGCGGTAGACGGTGCTGTTGGCGATGTCGAAGCTGACGGACTGGAGGCAGCCGGCGTAGGCGAAGAACTGGAACGCCGAGGTGTTGCCCTGCTTGAAGACCAGGGGGCTGGCCTGGTTGCTGTAGGTGACGGCGGGGGCTGCGGTGTCGGTGGGGGCGTTGTAGACGCCGACCATCGTGAAGTCGATGGTGGGGATCTCGCCCACGGCTGCGTTCAGGGTGAAGGTGCCACGGCAGCCGGTGGCCTTGTGCAGCACACCGTCGTTGTTGAAATAGATGGTGGCGCTGGAGAAGGAGGCGCTGACCGGGGCGTAGGTGACGCTGGTGGTCGCCACGATCGTCTCGCTCATCCCGCACGCCTGGAGGATCCCGCCGAAGCGAGGGGCGGTGCCAGCGGTGCCGGAACCGGCCAGCTCGACCTGGAAGGTGATGCTGACGCGGCTGTTGGCCAGAAGCTGCGGGCTGTTGCCCAGGTAGGGGCGGATCAGGTCACGGCTGACGAGATCGGCCTCGATCGGGGTGATGTCGAGGTTGCGCACCAGCAGCGCGTCCGTTCCGGCGGGGCTGCTGTCGGTGCCGTATGTGGTTTCCTTCTTGACGAGGATCAGCCGCTTGCGGGTGAGTGCCATGTGTCCCTACCTCGGGGTGTGAGTGGTTCTGCGTCGGTCGTGGTCCGACTTTGGGGCTTAGGAGGTAAGTCCCCCGCCCGTGGTATGCAGCCCACAGCCTAGGTAAGTGGGGTGCAATTCCTAAGTGGTTAGATGCTTAGGTCGTTGACCGATGTGCGGTAGAGGATGCGGAAATTGCAGAAGATTACGCCTACAGGTACGTCGGCAGATTCCAGGGTGAACTCCGTTGGGCCTGGTTGTACGTCGATACACAAGCCGCCTAGGGTTAGGTCGGCCATAAGTTTGCTGTGGAGTGACTCGATTGTTGGATCTGCCGTTTGGTCCGGCACGTTGGCGCGAACAATAACTACGACGCGAATGTTAAGTACGTGGTCTAAGGTGGGTAAGGATGTGTTTTGTGTGGGTACGTCGCTGACGGGCTCGACGATCAGCGCGGAGCTTTCGGCGCGGGCAATCGGCTCAACCCGACTGCGGTAGATGCGCGTTCCAACGCCCGTTGTCCCGGTGAGCGCGGTACGAACAGCAGTAAGGATGGATTCGCGCTTAGTTGTCATCAGCTGTACTTAGGGCTTCTGCAAGCTTAGGACCGTGAACTTACCGTCGCTAATTAGTGAAGATGACCTTACGTTGTAGGTGATGCCGTCTACTGCCACGGCAGCGCCATAGATAAGTGCGCCAAACTTAGAGGTTTCACAGGTAAGCGTGTAGTCGGTACTTAGCACTTGGCCATCGACGATCAATTCGCTTGGCATGTCCAGGATGCCGAGGCCGGTGATCGAGCCGGCGGTTACGGGTAAGCCGAAGTCAGCCAGGAATAGGGTCAGATCGTCGTTGATCATGCTTACGACGTGCGTGGGTGTTAGGCGCTTGGTTGCGGCTTAGCGGCAGCTTATGCAAGTGGAAAGCCCAGCCAAGCAGCGTCGAGACGCTGCCCAGCTGGGCCCAGAGACTTACGGCTCAGCCGTACTTCTTGACGCCGACGCCGTTCACGGAGAAGGTGAAGGACGGGGTGGAGCCGCCGATGGTGTAGGTGACGCGGATGTAGCGCTTGGCTTCATCCTTGCTGATCACCAGCTTCTGTTGGGAGGCGGTGGTGGTGACGGTGGTGAAGGCGGCGCCGCTGATGGCGGCGTAGCCGGAGCCGAGGGCGTCGGAAGATTCGACGGTCACGGCCAGGGTGGGGGTGGTGCCGGTGCCAGCGGCGGAGTCCAGGATCAGCACGAAGTCACCGTCGTACTGCTGCATGTCGATGCCGGTGGCACTGCCGGTGGCGGTGCGGGCGGCGGTGGCGTGGAAGGTGGCAAACTCCAGTTTGTCGAGAGCTTGGCGAAGAATGGCCACGGGTCAGTCCTCCTCGGGGGCGGGGGTGGGTTGGGTCTTGCGGCCACGCTTGGGCGATTCGCCAGCGGGCTCGGGGTCAGCTTCGGGTTCTGGTTCCGGGGCCAGACGCGCCTTGTTCATCCCGATTAGGAGATTGGCAATGGCGGCGTCGGTGTCGAGGAAGGAGCCGGCAGGGACCGGCTCCCCAGAGACCATTACTGAGCGAAGGATCTCAATCCTCATGACGATCAGGTGCCGTAGCAGAAGGCGCCAGGCTGCTTGACCGCGAAGTCAACGTCCTGGAGGGCGATGATGCGGACGGTGCCGGCGGTGGAGCCGGCGTAGGGATCGACGGTGAGGTCGAGGCCGGACCACATGCCCACGACGAACTGGCTGAAGTCGCCGAAGAGGCAATCGTTGGTGGTGAGCTGGTTACTCACGATCACCGGGTAGCCGTTGATCTGATTGTCGGCGTAGACGAACTGGGCGGTAGAGGTGGCCGACTTCTCGGTGCTCTTGAGGGCGCCACGGGCGGCGGCGTTGATGATATAGCGGAGCGAGCCAGCGTCGGCGTTGGCGGTGGCCACGTCGGTTTCCATGCCGATGTACTCGGCAAAGGTTCCGAAGGAGGTGATGGTCTGGGTGCCGATGCCGGTAGTGTTCACCAGGCCCAAGGGCTGGTTCGAGGAGCCGGTGCCGTAGATGGCGGCGCGATCGAGTTCGAGGGCGATGACCTTGGCGAGGTCAGAGCGGACCATCGACTCAACGTCGATCGAGGACTGGAGCAGCAGGCGGCGGCTGTAGTCCACGTAGGCGCCCACGGTCTTGGGCGTCATGTTCACTTGGTCGATGGCCTGCTGGCTCTCGGTAGGCGAACCGGATTCGCCGACCCAATATGCGGTAGCCGCAGAAGATTGCCTCGGAAGGCTGATGTTGCCTTGGAGGCCACTCAGCATGGTCACGCCGGCCTGCATCATCGCCATGCGGTTACGCAGGAGGTCGATGAAGCTGCCCATGTCGGCAGAAACGAGGTTGCCACCGGCGGTGGCGGTGCCGACCACGAGGTCACGGCGCAGCACCTCGTTGGGGATGACGATGCCGTTGGAGGAGCGCTGATACTTCTCAGCGGCAGCCTTGCCGA